CACAAAGGTGACCGCCGAGCAGAGCTTCATCGAGATGGCCTTGCCACCGGCAATGGGCACCACGTTGAAGACCCGGCCGAGGCCCTCCATTCCTGCCATTTCTCATCCTTTCCCGAGCGGGGCGTTACTGCCGCTCATTGAGCCCCTTTACCGGGGCGGGCTATCAGGTGTGGGTCGCGCTCAGGCCGACGTAGGCGCTGAGAGTATTCGTGCTGCCGTTGTGCGGGGTGAGCGCGCTCTGCAGCCAGGGGCGGCCATCGACTCTTTCGATGATCCGGTAGCACGTTTGATCGTTCTGGAAGGCGAACTGGTCGCTCGCCGCCACCGCGACCGCCTGCCGGTCGCCGATCAGGTAGTAGCTCAGGTCCAGGAAGTTGATGTCCCCGACGCTGTTGGCCGGGCCCACCTTCTCGGTGAAAATCACCGGCCGGCCCATGATGGTGACCGGGGGCGAGTCGGCGGCCGTGGCCGCGTTGTAGCCGCCCATCCAGATGCCCGGGGTGGACAGCGACAGCTGGGCGATCTGCGGGAAGGTGTCGATCGCGCAGACCCAGATCGCGCTGGACAGGCTGGTGGGCAGCATCCGGGCGTACATGTTCACGATGTCGGCCCAGGCCAGCGACCCGGTCGCGGCCCGGTCCACCTGCACGTAGGCGGGGTTGTTGGCGCCGACCACGCCGAGCGGGGTGCCCGCGCCGGTCTCGGACAGGAATGCCACATCTTCGGCCCACGCCAATCCCGCCGGAATGCGAGTGTCGAACCAGCCGCTAAATGCAGGGGCATCAGAAAGTAGTTCGTTAGGTACTTTGAAGAACCCTGTGAGCTTCTTGGCGTCCAATGTCACCCGGCCGAAGCTGGCCTGGCTCTCGGTGAGGGCCGCCGACTCCTCGGTCCAGTAGAAGACCACCCCGCCGAACAGCGAGCTGACGTGGCTGGTGTCATCGACGGTGGGGATCGGCACCCGCAGCGTGGACATCGGGATCACCGTGGCCCGGGACCGGACGATGGCCGCCTCCAGCGCCAGCTGCAGCAGCTCGGAGCGCATGATTTCGGGGATGAGGAAGCCGCCGTCGCCGGGGACCTCGGATCCGAAGCTGTTCTGGAACTGGCGCACGTTCTCCAGCTTGCGGAGCAGCTCGGCGCGGTTCTTCAGGCTGGAGGGCCGGGCCTCCTCGCGGATCGCCTGGCAGTACTCGCCGATCGAGCTGAAGCGCTCCTCGGCCTTGTAGGCGACCTCGAACCCGGCGCCGGGCGAGGCCCGGTTGTAGACCGCGCCCCGGCCCTGGGAGACCTTCTTGGTCGTCCCGGCCAGCGTGCCGGCCAGGATCGGGGCGAGCACGCCGCCGTCACCGGCCGCGAGGTTCACCGGAGGCGTGCTGCCGTTGGTGCCGAGCATCTCGGCGACCACCAGCTGGGTCTGCTCGCGCACCTGCGCGGCGATGTCGCCGTCGATCGGCGCCACCGTCTTGGCGTAATTGGTGATGAACTCCTTGAACAGGTCCTTGTCCTTGAAGACGGCGGCCATTCTCTTGCCGTCGTTGAGCAGCTCCGCCAGTTCCGCTGGGGAGGTAGGAATGGTGATACCGGTCACTGTGATGCCTCCTCCAGGAGTGACAGGAACATCTGCGGATCGAACTCGATTTCGTCGCTGGAGCCGGAATCGCCGGAATCTCCGCCGCCCCAGGCGCTCTGGTGGTTCTTCAGGTGGTCCTCGGCGGCCTGCCGGTTCTTCAGGTCCTGGGTCTTCGGCAGCTGCGACAGGGCGTTGTTGGTGCCGTTCTTGTTCGGCGGGTCGCCCGGGTGCTTGTGGTGCGGCAGCGCCCAGTGCTGGCGCTCGTCCGGCTTGCCCTTGTTGTGCTCGCCCGCGCAGATCGCCTTGTAATCGGCGGCGGACGAGCAGCCGGACATGGCCGCCGGGCCGTCCCAGGGGGTGTCGTCGTAGCTGCCGTCGTTGCTGACCTGGGTGCGGGACCGGGCGAAGACCGACAGGTCCCAGGTGTTGCCCGGTCCCGCGTCCGCAGGCTCCTGGCCGAGGATGAAGTCAGCCAGGCCGGCGTCTACCGCCTCCGGGCTGGTGTACCAGGTCTCGGCCTGCATCAGCTCGCGCCAGTGCTCGGTCGGCTGGCCGGTGCGCTCGGCGTAGATCGAGGCGATGTTGTCGGAGGCCTGGTCGAGCCGGTCGGCCAGCTCGCGCATGTCGGCGGCGTTGCCGATGGCCAGCCCGTAGCCGTCGTGGATCATCATCTGCGCGGTGCGGGCCACCAGCAGCTTCTCCGGGTCGGCGGCCTGAGCGATGAAGCTCGCGGCCGACGCGGCCAGGCCATCCACGATCACGGCCACCAGCCCGTCGCGCTGGCGCAGCGTGTTGTAGATGGCCAGCCCGTCGAACACATCGCCGCCCGGCGAGTTGATGTGCAGCTCGATGTCGCCGCTGACATTCAGCAGGTCGTTCACGAAATCCTGGGCCGAGACGCCGAAGTAGCCAATCTCGTCGTAGATGTGCACCAGGGTCGGGTCACCGGACCCCGCCGAGTTCTTGATCCGGTACCAGTCGTTGCGGCCCTGGCGGAGATTGGCGATCCGCCTGGTGGTCTTCAGCCGGTCCATCACTGCATCACCTCGTTGAAGGCCCACATCTGCCGCAGCAGGGCCACGTTCTGGGCCACCGTCTCGCCCGGGATCGGGGTCTGGCTGGACTGGCTGCCCGCCGTGTCGCCGTCGCCGCCGCCCGGCTGCTCGCCCGGCTCCTCGGTCCCGGCCGCGTCCATCTCCGGTAGTCCCACTACTTCCAGGACATCCGACAGGTCATAGCCCGCCTGCACGAGGAACAGCGCCGCCTGCGCCTTGGACAGCAGCTCCTGGTTGTCCTGCTCGCGGTTCTCCGGGACCGGCGTCACGTAATCGAATTCGACGCCTTGCCCGGCGGTGCCGAACAACGGCAGGAAATAGTTGTTGAGCGTGTCTTTCACCCGGTCCAGCCGGGGCACGACCTGCCAGGACTCGAATACCTCTTCACCGGTCTGCGCATTGGCCCGGTTCACATCGTCGCTGACGCCCAGCATCACCTTGTGAATGCCGACCGTCTCGCGCATCACGTCCCGCGACATATTCCGCAGGTTCGCGAAATCCATGTCCCTCTGGGTGATGGCGTTCTGCACCCAGGTCATATTCTCCAGAAGGGCCACGTGATGCGCCCGGGAGACGCCCTGGTGCTGCTCGCGCCACTGCTTGGAGAATTCCTCGAACTCCTCGTCGGTCAGCTTTTCCGGGGCCTGGATGACGCCGCCCGGAGTGGCGCCGTTGAGGAAGAAGTTCCGGTTCCACTGGGCCGAGTACTTCGATGCGTCGGCGTCCACCAGCATCGCCTGCACCGGGCCGAGCCCGTGATAGGGATCCAGCGGGTTGGGCAGCTTGGTGAAGATCACCTCATCAGGCTGCAGCGGCACCTTCTCGTCGTTCGGCCCGGTGTAGACGTAGCCCGCCAGGTAGGTCTGGGGCGAGGGCACCGGCTCCAGCCGGTCCGGGCGCACCGTCCAGATCGTCTCCGGGATCGTGGTGCCCGGCACCCGGCCCACCACCCAGGGCATCTCGCCCGTGCAGTCCAGGTAGAGCTGGGACAGCTCGCGGAAGGTGAAGCCGGTCCAGAACGGGTTGGGCCGGCCCCAGACCTTCAGCGCCTGGTGCTGCACGACCTCGGTGCGCTGGTCAGAGCCGACCTCGGTCGTCGAGTAGCGCACCCGGGCGTCGGTGGTCTTGCGGTACATCCGCCACTCGCAGCGGGCGGTGGAGCGGGCCAGCAGGCTGAACATGCCGTGGATGGTGCCGACCGCGCCGAAGGCCCCCATGTAGGCCTCGGCGCTGGCGCCGCCGCCGAGCAGGCGCAGGGGGAACGTCCGGGAGGAGGCCTGGGCGGCCATCGGGACCGGAGGGCCCTGATTCAGCATCCGCCGCAGCCCGGACTTCATCTCACGCCTCGTCCGCGATGACGTGCTCCAGCAGGATCAGCGAGATGCCGGTGACGATGAACCCGGCGACCTGACTGGCCAGGAACACCCCGTAGTCGATGCAGGCCAGCCCGATGGCAGTCAGCGGGACGCTGGCGACGCTGGCGAGGACGGCCCGGCCGGGACGCAGCCACGAAAGCACCTTGGCCATTCCACGACGGGCGGCGGAAGGCTTCGCTTTTCCCCGCAGCACGGCTGGCGCCCACGGCTGGGCGGTCATGGCTCCGGAGTGTAGCTGTGGTATAGACCATTGGTCTAGCATCTGACCTGGGGTGGTTGCGATGACCGACGAGGAAGAGCCCGACGTTGATGAGTCCAAA